CATCGCCCAGGGCGGTCTGGATGTTCTCGGCGGCGCGCTCGGCGAACTTGTCCAGCTCGGCCCCGGTTTTGTCGGCCTTTTCGTTGATCTGGTCGAACTGATCCTGCGCGGCGAAGATGGCCCGGCTGTAGGTGTCCCAGTCGATGGCGCCGGCCTGCAGCAGCTTGTTCAGCCGGTCGGTCTCGGCGGCCAGGTTTTCCAGCGGTGTGCGGGTGGCCTCGTAGATTGCGCGGCCTTCATCCAGAACACGGTTGCGCTCTTCCAGGGCTTCTGCATTGCGTTTGGCCTGGGCCTCTTCTTCGGCCTGCAGCGCCTTGAAGCCGTCGATCTGCTTGGCGATGGCGAGCAGCTGCTGCTCCTGCGCCGGCGTGACCTTGCCCAGCCGGCCGAGCTGAATGTCGCGCAGCAGTTCGTCCTGTGCGGAAAGATCGACGGTAGCCTCAAGCTGGCGGCGCAGGGCTTCGAGGTACTTTTCGGCCTCGTTCACCTGCTCGCGGGGTGCACGACCGCCACGCCCACCGCCTCCACCACCACCTGAAGCACGCGGGCGGAAGCCCACGGTCTCGTTCGCAGGTGTGGTGCCGATCAGGCGCGGATCAGGCCCGCCCGTTGTGCCACGGCCCCGGCTGTTCAGGAACGGGTTCAGCACCTGCTGCTGGTACTTGTCCAGTTCAGCGCGCGCGCGGGCGGCGTCGGCCTTCACGGCATCGCTGATCGCCCGGAAGCCGGCGAAATCGCCACGGCCCAGCGCGGCCAGTTGCGCGGCCACGGCGCCGATCTCGCGCCCGATGCCCTTGAACACGAACACCACATCGGACAGCAGAACGCGCACGGCCTGGCTGACGGTGGTGAATGCTCGGGCCAAAAACCCGATGTCCTCGGCTCCGTTGCTGGCTCGGCGAAGTTCACCAGCGAACTCGGTGATGGCTTGAGCGGCCAGACCAATGCCCTCGGCCAGCGCAGACGATGCGCCTGTGGACTCGTCCAGGGAGCCGATCAGCACCGACAGCGCGTTGGCGGCCTGCGTGGTCGCGCGCTCTACCGTCAATGGGATGGTGTCGAACTCGGCCTTCAGTCGTGCGCTTGATCCTTGCAGGGCACCGAACACCTTTTCGGCGGTCAGTGCTCCCTCCTGCCCCAGCTCGCGCAGCTTGCCGATGGGCACGCCCAAGCCGTCAGCGATGGCCTGCGCCAGCCGCGGGGCCTGCTCCAGCACGCTGTTCAGTTCCTCGCCGCGCAGTGCTCCAGCCGCGAAGCCTTGCCCGAGTTGCACCAGTGCGGCCTGTGCGCCCTGTGCGCTGGTGCCGCTGATGATCAGCGCCTGGTTGATCGACTCGGTGACGCCCAGCAGCTCGTCCTGAGACACGCCCAGCGACTGAGTGGAGCGCGACAGGGAGGCGTACAGGTCGCCTGTCTGCTGCAGAGCCACGCCCGAGCGCTGTGCGATGTTCAGCACCTCGGCCTGAGCCTTGGCGAACTCTGCCGTGGTGCGGCTGACCAGCTGCAGCCGGGCATTCAGGTTTTTGTAGCCGTCAGCAGCCTGGATGATGGCGCGCACGGCCAGAGAGCCAGCCACGCCGGCAGCGGCGGTGCTCAGGCCACGGAAGCCCGCTGTGAGCTTCGTTGTCTCCTTCTCCGCCCGCTGCCCAGCCTTGCCGAATCGGTCCAGATCTCCAGACGCATTGCGCACCTGGCGACTGTCGACAGCAAGGACCAGTTGAGTGACTTCAGCCATGCTTTTTCTTCTTTCTGATGATCGACAGCGCCTCGTCTTCAAGCACGCGCAGATCAGCGAACAGGTCGGGCCACTTCTCGGCCGGCACGCTGTTGAGGTTGAGCACGGTGGGCACCACGCCGTAGTCCAGGCCGATGGCGCCGTTCACGCCGGTGCGCCACTGGGTCAGGAGACACACGAAGGTGTTTATGGCGTCGAGGTTGTCGGGCCAGAGGTGGGCCACGCTGGTGGCTTCCTCAAGCGTCAGGCCCAAGGCTTCGGCTTCCTGCTTGGTAGGGGCCGGCCGGTAGAGGTCTCGGCAGGCCCCCCTCAGTTTCCCAGCCGGTTCTCCGCCAGGCCCTTGGCCCACGCACCCATGAACAGCATCCCCGCGTTCGGGTGCTGGGCGATCAGCAGATCACAGGCCTCGCGCGACCATGGCAGATCCACACCTTCCCAGGAATCGATCACCTCGCTGAGCATGTCGAAAGTGTCCCGAAAGGTCACGGTGCGGGACTCTGCCCAGCCCTTGAGCCCGGGCACGTAGGCCAGCGCCCGGACGATCCGCTGGGCCAGCCGCATGTGCCACTTGCCCATGAGGGCGAGCATGTGAATGCGCCGGTGGAACGTCATCACGTCCTTGCGGTGCATCCACTTGAATGTGCAGGTGACCTGGGCCACCTTGTCGCCGGGTAGCGGGATCTCCACCTTCCCCTTGAAGGTGGGCGCGTGTTGCAGCTTGAGCATTAGCTGGCGTAACGCACAGGCTCAGCCAGAAGCGACAGCGTGACCTCGACGGTCATGATCTCGTTCACGGTGAGCGATGGGATCGGCGACAGGCTCACATAGCAGTTGTAGAGCAGCACCGAGCCGTTCGGCAGGGTCACGCGCACAGCACGGGCCAGCCGGTCGTCGTTGGCAGCCTGCGCCAGGATGTAGCCGGCCAGAGTCGGGTCGTCGGCCACCGTGAAGGTGATGCCGGCGGCGCTCTTGTTGGTGGGGATGCGCACCTCGCTGTCGGCTTCCAGGAACTGGTACGTGGTGAACTGCTGTTCGCCGCCTTCCGAGGTGGATCCCACGATCTGAGCCAGTTGCGTGAAGCCAGTGACTTCGCGCACAGAGCCGGTGCCAGACCCTGCGGGGTAGCGCTGGGTGCTGCTGGCGTAGATGCCTTCCCAGGCGAACGTGCCGGTCGTTGCAGCGTCGACGCGCACGACCTTGCTGTTCGCACGCGACCAGCCGGAAGTGATCTCGATGAAATCGCCATCCGTCAGGCCGTGCGCGGCAGCGGTTGCAACTGCTGGATTCGCGTTGCTGACTGCGGTGGTGGTGATCGGCGTGCCGTAGCCGCTGGCGATGGCCACGATCGAGCCGTTCGGTAGAGTAACTGCCATGATTTTTCCTTTCGGTTCGGGACGTAAAAAAGGCCGCTCAATGGCGGCCGGGTTTGCAAATGCCCGAAACGGGCGGTGGGGATCAGATGACGTGCGCGGTGTAGGGGATCGAGACCGGCACGGTGTAGCGGTTGGGCTCAGACACTGCAGGTGCAGCGCTGGCGGGGTCGGTGATGAAGATGCGCACCGAAGACTCGGTGAACGACGTGGCCGGGGTGAAGGCAGTCAGCAGGCTGGCCAGCAGGGTCTCTGCCGGTGCCGCGCCGCCGTTGATGGGCATCGCCAGATCCACCTGCAGGATGCCGGCGTAGCGGCGGTGCAGCTTGTCCAGCGTCTGGGACTGGGTAGGCTCGGGCAGCAGGAAAGCGCGCAGGTAGGGACCAGCGGGCGGCGTGAATGCGATGTTCTCCCAAGCCACGGTCAGCACTGGCGTCTGGGCATCCGCCCAGGTTTTCAGCTTCTTCTCCATGCCGGCGCGCACGATCTTCTGGCTCATCCGACGGCCCTTTCAACGAACTGGCGGAACTCGCGCACCGACAGGCGCACCATGCCGGCCGGTGCCTGGCCGCTGTAGCCGTATTCCAGCCTGCGGGCGTAGGGCAAGCCGTTGGACAGGTAGGCGATGCCACCGGCGGGAATGCCCAGCGCTTTCTGCGCCTCAGTCAAGCCGCGGGCGCCGTTGACGGTGGCCGACACGCTGACGTTTGGGGTCGTGGTGCTCACGTTCCAGTTGCCCTTGAAGCGGCCGGTGTCCACCGGGGACTTCTGCACCACCGCGGTGAACAGGTCCAGTGTGACCTTGCGCGTCACGGTGTCCAGCTTCAGGCCGGCAGATCGAGCGAGGCGGTCCAATGGGATGCTCCAGCCGCTCATGGTGTGCGCACCTGCAATGTGTAGAGCACGGCCAGCCCAGCGGGGCCCAGTTCCTTCACGGTGACCACCACCAGGCTCTGACTCTTCCACGTGAACACGTCGCCGGCCAGCGGTGCGGTCGAGCCCACAGCCGACACGAGCGCGCGGCGGTCGCCCACCCGGATCAGCGTGCCGTCGATGTAGCGCTGCGGGAAGTCCAGCACCACGGCCCGCACGGTCTGGCTGGTAACGGTTGGCGCAGCAGGTGCACCGGTGGCCGGATCGTAGGCGCCAGGCACCGAGCGGGTGATGCTCACCGACGTGCCGAACTTCTGGATCAGGCGGTCGGCTGTCGCCGCGCTGGCGCCGTAGTCGAAGCTCACGAGCGCACCAACCGGCGAACCGCGCCGCCCATGTCCCGCAGGAATGGCGAGAGCAGATTGTCGATCGCCCGATATCGCGTGTACTGCGGGCTGTAGCGGTCGTATTCCACCTCCAGCACGTCCACCTTTTCACGCACGACACGCTGCCCCAGGTCCGCCGCCAGTTCACCGGAAGCAGCCTTGAATGCCATGTCGGCGCAGGCGTTGGCCACCTCCCGCGGCACCTCGTTGGCCGGGTAGTAGTAGCGCCCGCCGATCTGTGTGGTGCCGTTCAGCCCCGCATATTCGTAGTCCTCGCGCTCAACGAAGGCGCGCGGCCAGTCTAGTGCCTGGGTGCCGTTGACCCGCGTTCCCTT